GTCACAGCCAGTGAGTTATCACATCTCCTGGGATATAAGGAGTATTGCTTAATAAGTAAGGCTCTTAAAATCTTTGAGAATAACGGCTACGATCCAGTCTATGACTACATTGATTCACTTATTAATAGTGATCGATATGGTTTAGAGGAATAACAAATTGAAAGAGTTCTTTTTCTTTTGTATTCCTTTTGTTGGTCTCGCTATTTGTTACCTACTCCAGGGTAATTAACAATTAAGCCTCGCAATATGTGGGGCTTTTTTATTATCTTCTAAAGTAATCAAAGATATTTATTCCTATATAATTTGGATCGTTATATATAATATATAAACACAAAATAATAAAACTAATTATTAATATTAGTAGGAAATAAAATAACATTTAGTTATTGCGAATGATTCTCAATTGCATTAGTGGTGTGCCAGTTGAAGAATTGTCATAGGTATAATTACCTACGCTCTTTCTTCTTTTCTTATTGCGAATGATTCTCATTAGCAAGTATAATTGGGGACACGCTGGGCTGGATTCTACTATCATAGTTGGTGGGTGTGTGTATATAAATTGGGACACGCTCCATGTAGTATTGAATAGATAATAGAAGTAACCAGTACTAATGTCATTGATTATGACACAGCCTACAGCAAGAGATAGATTCTATGGACCACTTAAGCAAGTGGCACGACAGTACATACCTTTACTAATGGCACGGTTAAAGATCCTTGAGAATAGATCACTCAACGCAATGGATTTCTTGGATGCAGAGAGTGATACAGAACACGAGTATGTGTGGGAAATGAATGAGGCTGAAAGAGTCGCACTAGTGGCGGAAGCGCAGACAGACCTGCACAAAGCAGTATTAGAGGCAGGAACGGCTCAAGCTTTGGTCGGGGCATTTATAGATTTACTAGAAGATGACTACAAGAAGATGAGAGATAGCAGTTGTTTCTTTATTGACCCTAAAGGTAGGCACATATCATTATACGAGGGACAAACACCTGATAACTAAAAAGGCTCCCGATTAAAGGAGCCTTCTTGGTTTAGTGATGCCTGTAGTAGACAACACCACGGTAGACGAGTTTGGTCATTGGAGCCTCTTTAACTTCCTAACGCCCGTTCCATCGTTAGGTTGCCTGCGTCCCTGTTAAGGGATGAACGTACGCAGAGGCTATCAGATCTGGTAGTCGTTGCTACTACTATCATACCACTTGGGTAAGTGTCTTAGAAGATACCAGGGATAATCTGTCCAGTAGTGAGGTAAGCACCAACACCAGCTAAGAATCCAATCATAGCTAGGCGACCATTAAGTAGTTCAGCAGAGTCGTTCATTGTGTATTCAATGGGTGGTTCTTTAGCGATTACTTGAGTGTCGTTCATCAGAATTTATACTTAGCCCCAAGTTTTGTACCGTAAGAAGCGTCACCTTCATCTGCGGATAGGTAGCTAACCTCACCGTAGACTCCAAGCTTCTCAGTAGCAGCTACACTTGCTCCTACCTTACCGCCGAATTGAGTAGAACCATCAGCACCGTCAGGATTAACAAAGGCTGGTCCTCCTTGGACATAATAGTCAAAAGATTCTGAGCCAAAGTCTCCCTCATATCCCAATGCCACATCTGTTGTGCGGCTGGTGAAGTCAGAGCCAGTGTACGAGCCATTAGTTTCTATGTTTGTATAAAAGTCACCAGCAAGGGCAGGAGCTGTACCTACACCTAGCAGGGCAGCTAGAGCGATTGCAAACTTCATAGTATGTAATAAAACAATATCCCAAGTATAACTTCTTAACCCCAGTGAATTGTCCTCTTACGTTCGGTTGTCACTATTTTAAATTGTTCACGCCTCTTATGACCCTGTATTATCTCCATCGCTTTATCCGCTTCCTTACTATTAGTATTCTTATTATTAGCGTCAATGTTAGTAGTCTTGTTGTGCATTTAAAGGTACTTTTAATAAAAGTTTAAAAAACAGCCAATTTAAAGGCATATCAACATATTAGTAGGACAATCGTAGTAGTGGCATAAGAACAGTTTAAAACTTTACGTCTTTCTGGTTACTGTTTGGTAGTCCTTTCGAGCAACAATCATGGCTTACAAGAAGCTAAAGTTTATTGGAAAATTAGAAGGTTTCGTCCCTCATCTATGGGATGAACCTACATATAAGAATGAGCCTTGTGACTGGAGAATCAGGGTAAGAGTTCAAGACCCTGAAGGTGAACTTCAAGACACTCTGACTAAAGAGTATGAAGCATCTTGTAACTACTACAAAAAACAGACAGGTGGTAAAAGGTTCTTTGATGAACCTTGGGATATTAACGAAGAAGACAGCACAATAACTGTTCGTCTTTGTGCAAAGCCTCGTTATGAAGAGCACCCTTTCCCAATAGTTGATGGAGATTTAGAGGCTCTTGATAAAGAGATAATGCTAAGAGAAGGTACAACAGTTCAAGTAAGTACTGTGATGATGCCTTACTCCCTTAAAAGTCCTAAAGGTGGTATGAGATTAAGACCTCGTGCTATGCAGGTCATCGAGGCTGTTACTTATGAGGCATCAGACAGCGGTGAACTCAATCTTGAGGAAGAGTTTGGCAAGAATGATGGCTTCAAAGCCTCTAAGCCAAACGTTAAGAAGAAAGTTTCTAAGAAATCTGTTACCGTAGCAGACGAGGATCTGGACTTCTAACTTAAATGGCCCGAAGATTTCATAAGTATGGTAAACGTACAAGAGATGGATTCAGATCGGGCTTCGAGTCGGAAGTAGCACATGACCTTAAGAAACTAGGGATTGACTATGAATACGAGAAACACAAGTATGACGTAGTAATCCCTAGACGTTATACACCAGATATGGTGTTAGCTAACAAGGTACATATAGAAATTAAGGGCTACTTCGACCAAGATGACAGGAGGCTCCTCCGCATCTTTAAGGAACAACACCCTGATATAGACATTAGGATGTGCTTCCAAAACCCACATCAAAAGTTAAGTAAGACAGCCAAAATGACTTACGCAACCTGGTGTGATAAACACAACATTCCCTGGTGCAAGGGGCCGCACTTGCCAAAACGTTGGACTACGCTATAGTTCAAAGTGGTAAGTTGAAAGGGTTTACCTTAAAAGCCTCCAGGGAGTCCCCGATCCTTGGAGGTTTTTTAATGGGACAAGCTGAAGAACTAATCTATCTCATGAAATCTATCGATGAGGTAGGTATCAAACAGAACTGGGATCGAGAGAAACTCGAACAGGTTAAACAAGATGCGATAAGGGATTATTACAATCTCGAACAAAAGATCCACAACACAGACTCACATCATCAACGGGGTAAATTAAATGACGGTGATCCACGGGCCATGCCCTAAATGCGGTAGCAGGGACAACCTAGCTATCTATGAGGATGGTCACACCCATTGCTTCGGTATGGGGTGTGGTTATAGAACTCCTCCTACTAATTCTTCCTTTCAATTACCTATGACTACAACTACTACAAAAGAAATTGAAACTATTTCTGGAGAGTATGTAGATATACCTTCTCGTGGGCTTAAATCTGAAGTCTGTAAGAAGGGTAGCTATATAAAAGGTATGCATGGTGGAGAACCAGCATACTTCTGTCCTATATATGACAACGACAGAGTTCTTACTGGTTACAAGATCAGAAAGAAAGGTAAGAACTTTTTAATGCATGGATCTAATCCAGATAGCCGCTTCCTATTTCAACAGATGTGGGGTGGTAATAATAAGCTGCTAGTCATCTTTGAAGGTGAGTATGACGCACTATCATATATGCAAACCAGGCAGGGTTGGCCTTGTGTTTCTCTACCTAACGGTTGTGAATCAGGTAACAAAGTAATACGAGCCCAGCTTGAGTGGTTACTCACCTTTGAGACAGTAATCTTCTGTTATGACGATGATGCTGCAGGACAGAAAGCAGCGTTAAGAGATGTACAACTACTACCACCAAGGGTAGGAAAGATTGGGACAATATCAGGTTATAAGGATTGCAATGAAGCTCTCCAATCTGGTGATACTAAAGCCATAGTCAATATGGTTTACAACGCTAAAGAGTATGAGCCAGATGGTATCATCAACGCTTCTAAATTACTTGCCTCTGTTCTTGAAGATCCTAAGGTAGATAGTGTTGAGTATGGCTTCCCATTTCTCGATGATAAACTTCACGGCTTAAGACGCTCAGAGCTAGTGACTGTCTGTGCAGGTACGGGTCAGGGCAAATCAACATTTGTAAATGAAATCGCTTACAACCTTGCAGTCAACCAAAACCAAAAAGTCGCTGTCATCTCGCTTGAGGAAAACAACCTCAGAACTGCGAGAAGATTTGTCGGTATTAACCTTAATCATCCATTACACATTGACAGAGGAGATTTTACAGATGAGCAAATCGAAGAGGCGTTCAACGCAACACTCGGCCAAGGAAACATCTATTTTTACGACCATTTTGGGAGTCTCGATTCTACCGTTCTTCTTAACCGCATACGTCACTGTGTTAGCTCTTTGGATTGCAGCTTCATCATCTTTGATCATCTATCGATACTTGTGTCAGGGATGGATCAAGCCCAAGACGAGAGGCGTGCGATTGACCAGACGATGACCAAGCTTAGATCATTAGTAGAGGAGACTAACTGTGGAATGATATTAGTTAGTCACCTTAGAAGACCTTCAGGAGATAAGGGTCATGAAGATGGACAACAAACCTCACTCTCAGGACTTAGAGGATCTGCGGCAATAGGCCAACTAAGTGACATTTGTCTCGGCCTAGAAAGGGACCAACAAGCGGAGGATAATTCTGAGTGCAGAGTAAGAGTGTTAAAGAATCGTTTTACTGGATGGTTAGGTTTGTGTGGAAGTGTGAAGTATTATCAAAAAACTGGCAGAATGTTACCGCTGGATGATAATGCTGTGATCACTAATGACTTTATTGAATCCGATTTTTGATGTACATCTGAGAAGAATAAATAGTTTAAAAGTTTCAGCTTTTGCTGCTACTGGAAAAGCTAAACGTATCCTTTCTAAATTCTTTAAATCAAATGACTACGTGTACTCTTTCAACAGACCTGAACTTAAAACCATTGTTAGCTACTGCCATAAAAACAAACTTAAAGTACACATCGATGATAATCTTCGACATCGAAACGAACGCCCTGAAGATTGATGAAGTAACTAAGATTCATTGTTGTGCTTTAAATAATGGTAGTGATGAAACTGTTTTATATGAGAAGGCTTCTGACTGGCTACCTATATTAGAGAATGCTTCTACTATCATCGGGCATAACATCTGCGCTTATGACATACCCTGTATTAAACAGATATACCCAGATTTTGAACCTAAAGGGGTTGTAATAGATACGCTAATTCTTAGCAGAATGTTTTGTAGTGACTTATTAGAAGTTGATTTCAAATATAAGTGGAAGACCATGCCTATACAGATGTATGGTCGTCATTCATTAGAAGCTTGGGGTCATCGCCTCTCTTTACATAAGAAACACGCAGATTTAACAGACTTTAGTGAGCTAACTGAGGAATTAGCAGCTAGGTGTAAGTGCGATGTTGACGTAACAGCTAAACTTTGGGACAGGCTGCAGCCTGAGGCCAACTCAGCCCCTACTGCTGTTGACCTTGAGATGAGATTTGCAACTCTTATCTCGAAACAAGTGCAATCTGGCTTTGCCTTTGACGTTAAAGGGGCGTTGGAGTTAGAAGCCACGATTGTTGAACAACTGAATACACTTGATGAACGATTGAGACAACGGTTCCCGTTCATTGACGGTGGTATCTTCACACCTAAGCGCAGTGATAAAAGTCGAGGATATGTAGAAGGTGCATCTATGTGTCGTCTGACTCCTTTGAATCCAAACTCAAGGGATCACATAGCTTGGGCATTAAAAACACATTTGGAGTGGAGTCCAAGTGTTTTCACCGAGACTGGTAAAACCAAGATCGATGAAACTGTTTTAAAGGAGATTCCTGGGGCGGAAGATTTCGTATCTTTCCTAACGCTTCAAAAAAGATTAAGCCAACTAAGCACAGGTAAGGGTGCTTGGTTGAAACTAGTTAGTGCTGATGGTCGTATTCATGGCAACGTGATTACAGTCGGATGTGCTACCCAGAGAGCATCGCACGTTCACCCCAACACAGCTCAAATTCCTGCGGTTAGGTCAGTTTTGGGTAAGGAGTGCCGGACTCTGTTTGGACCTAACGTACTACCTCTGTACATCCCTAAGGGACATTTAAGTAAGAGAGGTTCTAGGGTAGAGAATCTCACCAAACAGGTGGGCTGCGATTTATCTGGGATTGAGGCTGCTTGTTTAGCCCACATCCTTCAGCCATTTGATGGTGGTAAATTCATACGTGAGGTTCGTGAGGGCGACATTCAC